GCTTGACGCAATGGCAAAGAGCAATTTGGGTCGTCATACACCAACCTGTCTGCGGACTGATGGATTCATGCGAAGACGCCGCAACGTCTGGGCTTCACCGATTTTGGCGCCTTGTTTTGCGCCTTCAGCAGCAGCCTGACGGCTTGCCTCTTGCATCTGCGCGACGGTTGCATATTCGACGCCGTTAATAACTCGCGTATCCATTCGGATGGGCTGCATTGCAGCAGATGCGCCGCTACTCATTGGGTCTTCGCCTCTGTCAGCTGCCTTCTGTTCGTCAGGGCTCATCCTGTTGTAATTAGACAACGCAGCCTTGGAATCGTTGTTGCTGAGGATTGTCCCAGCGGAATCTGGAATAAAAAGCTCGGGCCCCTTCTCACCGATTATTGAAACTTGATCAGTTGGTGGTCGGCCGCCTTCGGCAAATCCCAACAAGCCGCCAATACCGCTGAAGGCTTGATTAAGGAACATCTTGCCAAGTTGGCCAGCAATATCACTCAACACGTCGCCCCATTCTTTCGTGCCATCAATCAACCCGCTAATTGAGTTGGTCAATTCGCCAGAAACGATGTCATACGAATCAGAAAGCATCTGTTGGCCTGCAGTCAATTGTTTGTTGACTCCTGCCGCTGCTGTTGCACGTTCCCTGTAACCAGCAACCTCTTCAGGTGTTTTCAATATTCCTTGCTCTCTTAAATCAAGAATGTCAAACTCAATTTGTTTTATTTGTTTTGCATAATCACCTTTTTCCTTAGAAAGTGCAATTTCTCTGTCAAAGCCTGTTAGCAATTGGTTTAATTCACCCAACCTTTCCTTTTCGCCTGTTTTTATCGTGTTGGCTAATTCCGCTTGCTGACCCATTGCTTTGGCCAAAGCAATTTTGCCTTTAAGTTCTTTTTCAACAGCAGGAATTTTTTCTAATTCGATAGCAGCTAAATCGTTTTCGTATTCAGCAAGAATTTTCGTAGCTTCTAACTGCTGGATTAAACCGGTGTTTCCTTCGAGCTGTGCATCAAGTAGTTGACGATTTAAATCCAACAACTTTTGAGTGGCTGCTAATTCTTGGTTCAATTGCGGGGCTTGGCTTTCGCGTGGTTTGCCCCCGCCGCCTTTGTCTTTCGTTGCTGTATCCAACGGTTCAATTTTTGACTCGATGATTTGGCTAACAGTTTGCGGTGGGTTTAAAGCTTTGCCGCTAACTGCGTCATAGGTAATACCATTTACCGTATAACTTGATGCGTTGCCTTGCTCATCAAATCCAAAACCACGTTTAACTAAATCAAGCCTGATTGTGTAAGTCTTCGCCAAATTGGTTAACTGACCTTGAAGTAATGCAGCTTCTTTTCTTAGTCGGGCAGCTTCACGGCCGGTTGCTTTGATTCCGGTGGCAGTCCCGTCAAGCTTGCCGCGTACAGCCTGCAAACGTTGTTCAAGCTCGGCTTTCTTGTCTGTTAATTGTTGGGTAGTGCCCGCGCCATCATTAATAAGTGCATTTAACTCCCGTTGTCGTTCAGTGGCCTGGTACATAGCAACACCCAAAGCCGCGACACCAGCCGCTAACGCCACCCAGGGCAACGCCAGCATGGCAACTTTTAAGCCCGTAAATGCCAAGGTCAATTTGCCAACGCCAGCCGCTGCAGCACCAAGTTGAGCACTTCCTAAAGCAACAAGCCCACTGCCCAAGGCCCCAAGTGCTGGCGCTGCAATTAATGCGGCAACACCTAAACCAGTAACCGCGATCGTGGCAGTTTTGATAGGCCCAGGCAGTTGGCCAAAGAATGTCAGCAACTCTGTCAACGCTTTGATTAACGGAGTCAAGGCAGGTAACAGTTCTGCACCAACAGTTTCCCTGAATTCAGTCAACGCTTTATTGAATTCACGTTGCGCCCCAAATGCACCCGTAAAGCCTGCTTCTAGTTGCGCTGCACCCTTTTTGTTGATGTTGGTCAACGCTTGAATGACGACCTTGCTGCTAACTGCGCCATCAGCCGCAAGCTGTTTTACTTCGCCACGGGCAACGCCCAGAACCTTTGCAATTTCACTGATGACCTGCGGGGCAGCTTCGTTTACAGCACGGAATTCCTCACCCGCCAAACGTCCAGCACCTAACGCTTGATTCAATTGCAGCGTGGCCGATGCTGCTTCCTGCGTACTGGACTTGTTCTTCACCAGAACAGTGTTCAAGCCTTCGTACACCTGTTGAATATCGTTCAGGCTCGTGCCTTGTTCCCCAAGCCTGTTGCCAAGGTCGATGTAGGACGCCAACACCTCCGAATTAGCCAGCTTTAAACGGTCTGCTGATTGTGCGGCTACCTGTTGTATACCATCAAGCTGCGCGAATTCTGTTGTCAGGATGTTGGTCCTGGCCTGCAAGTTTTCAACGTTGGCCGCTGCACCAAACGCACTCTTGGCAAACAAACCAAAGCCAGCACCTGCCGCTAGCCTCGCCATGTTTTTCGTTAAAGACCTAACACCATCAGAGGCTTGTTTTGACGCGCCACCAAACTTTCTAACGTTGTTAGTTGCTTTAGGCAGCTTCCCATTCAATTGACCTACTTCTTTTTCAAGTACATCCATCCGCTTGATTAACGTCTCAAGCTCGTTCTTGCCCTTGACCCTAATGGCTACATCAAGAGTCGTCTTAGCCAAAGCATTCCCTCCAGTAGTTAAATTCTACCGCCGTTTTCTGGCCTTCTTTAGCGACGCTTCTTGCTCTTCATTCATCAGATTGAAATAGGTAATCCATAGCCAAACCTCTTCAATCGTCATTTCACGCCGAAGCTGACCCAAGGTCAGCCCCAACTCTTTACAGATGTGCAATTCAGCTAAGAGTTGATTTTCACTCTTTAGCTGCTTTTTGAGAACTTTTCAAATCCAGTTCAGGCGCCTCCTCATCGTCTTCCCGGATCAAAGCCAATAACAGCTTTTCAACCTCAGCCTTTTCAATGGCATTACGCAGCATTGGGCCAGCATCAGCCTGGAACATTGGTGAACCATTTTCATCCAATGCTTTTTTGATTAGCAATTGAATTGCAAAATCATTGGCGTCGTCGGACTTTGCTTGCTTTTGTGCTGACTGCTGTTCAGCAATGGTTAGCGGCTTCATCCAAAAACTAAAGTCTTCGCCTTTGATTTCTACTTCTTTAAAAATCTTGCGGTCAGTACCCGCAACTTTTAAGAGCCTGTCAATTGCACGCATGAGAAAATTTCGCTTACAAAACGACAATAGCAAGGAGAAGGGGGGAAGGGTAAGCGTCCTCCCCCACAACCCTGTCACCTCGCTAGTGACATGCCCATCGTATCCAATAAAAAACCCCGCACTAGGCGGGGCGTTCTCTTCCGGTGGGCGGGGGATCCCACTTACATGTAATCAGCTCAAGTCTGTCTTGAACAGGTGCGCCACGTTAGAAATTGAATATCCAATTTCTGCAGTGATGGCATCGTCTGGATTCACGTCAACTGACATGGATTCCAAGCTGATGTCCGCTTCGATAAACATCGAATTGGTTAGGTCAGGGGCTGGTGTAGCTGCATTGTCAGACACCGTATTAACGAACAGACGAACGCGAGCACCTTCTTGAGAAGAAAGCATCACGTTGTCTAACATCCGCTGACCGAGCGCATCATCATTGTCGGTGAATAGCACCGTGATGCTGCCACTGCCGGACGCGTAGCCAGGCTGGGTTCTACGGAAGGCCGCATACTTGCCAGCGGTGGCAGAACCTGCCACACCACAAGGAAGCGTTGTGACATCAAGCGATTCACGCTCGATGCTCAAGTCCCATGCTTGGATTTGGCAGACGGCGCCAAAGGGATCAAATTTAATCCCGATGTGGCCTGATGTGTTTGCAGTACCAGTACCGCCATCGCCCGCGAGCGTTACGGCAGTACCACCAATGCTTGTAGAAACTGAGATTGTTGTATCAGTAATTGCTACAACAAAATACTGATCACCAGCGGTTAAGGCAGTGTCGATACTGCCGCCAAACTCTTCCGTAAAAATGACAGGGTCATTAACACGAAAATCAGCTTGAACAGGGACAGTAATTAAAGCCCCGGCGGGGAAATCAACAAAGTCCTCAAGGCAGAATTTAGTTCCCGCTGGGGTGTAGTACAGCGAGCCATCTTGGCCAGTTAAGGCCGATGTTGAGCAAGCGATTGCTATGGGTCTAGCTGCTTAATAAGCAGGCGAAGGGACAACGGGGGCGTTGTCTTCGGGGGCAAAAGACACACTTAATCTACCGTTGCTCCAAAGGAACACGATATGGTTGCCAAAGCGTAAGGTTCTGGGCCGTTAAGCAATGGGACCGGCCCGTTGATTTGGCCGCACCGCACCCGAACAGGTGAGCTCCAGTCATACATGGTATTCATCACTTTCATGCCTTCTGCGGCGTACTCCTCAAGAGCTTTCATGCCTCCCCCGCGCGGGACATAAATCGAAAGCTGCAAGTTGCCTTTCAGGTTCTCAGCGGCAGATTCTGTTTGGCAGATCACTGTCTCTGTGGTGCTGACGTAATTAATCAGACAGATCACATAAGGCAGCGCCGGAGGCTTCTCTTGAACGTTGTCCCATACCACTGGCAACGATGGGGTTAAGCCTTGAAAAGCGGTGTTGACCTTGGACTCGATGTGAGCGCGAACAGCTTGAAAAGTCATTTCAATTTTTTTAAGTGAAAGTCAAACGCTTCATCAGCATCTTTGCCCAACCTGTTAACAATGCTGGTAAACCAAGCGCCGGCTCCCACCCTGCCGTTGTAAGGGTCATACGCTGCACGCTCTGCGTATTCCAGATTGTTGCTGATATACCAAGTGCCATCAGCTTCTATTTGCATTGATGGTTTCTCCACTTCGATAGTGGGGGTATCACCTTCTTTTTTGCTGGCCCATGGCTCTTCACCCGTAGTTTTACGATCTGGCTTGTCCTTGCCAATAAAATAATTACTGGCCAAACGCCCTGTATCTACTGGGCTGGCGGCTGAAAGCTTGGCTTGCGTGCCAATTAAAAACCGCGCCATGCCTTTGTCTAAAGCGGCATCAATTTTCTTTAATAGTTTGCCCCCTTTACTACGTGCCATTGTTAGTTCACCCTTGCCATGATTTTGCTGGCAATCAAGCCTGTCGATGAATAGGTGGGGTCAATGCTGACTACCTTCCAAACGATGCCGTCATATTCGACTCGGTCGCCAGTCTTTGGCAGGTGTGGCATCCCCGTTGGTCCGTGATGAATCCATAGGGTCAAGCTGTAGGTCTCTCCGACTCCTCCCTCTTCAATTCTTGATCGGGATAAAACTCCCGCTTTGATGTT